GTCTTGCTCGTGCGGGGGATAGCCAAGGCGCGCGTCGACTTCGGCGTAGGCACTCCGGCGCAGGCCGTCGGCTCCGGCGGTCAGCCAGTCATAATCCTCCACCTGAAGGCGGTCGAACGCCGGAGCCGCCCATCCCACGGGCAGGTTCGCGCGCTTGAGTTCGGGCATGTCGGGTGCGAGCAGGGTGGGGGTGAAGACGAGCGCCAGCGCCTCCACGGAGCGGGGGGCCACTTCGTCGCGCACGGCGGATACCAGCCCGGCAGTGGACTGCGCGAGCATGGCTCCCGCCTGGTCGAGCAGGGCAGTCTGATCCGTGTTGAGCGCAGCGCGCATGTCTGCGATGGCGGCAGGCGAGCCCCCGAACGCGGCTCTTGCCGCATCGTCGTAGAGGCAGATGCGCCCGTCGCCGAACGTCCACCACCAGGGCTCGCCCACCTGAAACCGGACTGGAGCGCCAGCTTCCGCCATCAGGGCGGCGAAGGCCCGTGCCACGGACTGAAGCCATGCCATCGCGCCCGGGTTCGCCGGTGAAAGCAGGGTCGAAGGCGGATCCCACCCGGTAAGCGCCGGATTGCCTTCAAGGTCGCGCTGCTTCCAGGCCGCCGGGCAGTGCTGGTCCAGAAGTTCGTAGGACAGCGAGGCGACCGGGCTGAACCCCATCCGGGTGCACTCGGCGAAGAACGCGCGGTGCCAGGCGCGGGTGGGCGTGTTGAGCGGATCGCCGTCCTGCCCCGCAAGATAGGCATCGCCGTCGTGAGCGAGCCGGAAGTAATGGCTCATCCCAAGGTAGTGAACGACCGACCCGCGGTAGCCGAGCTGGCGCACGCTGCGCAGCAGGCGCGCCGGCGTCTGGACGCACTGGTCGTCATAGCCGGTGGCGATGGCAAGGCCACTTGGCGGCACCATGACATCGCCGATCTCGAGCATGGCGCGTGCGCCATCGGCGGCGATGTCAGACATCTCGATCCAGCCTTCCGCCTCTGCGGGAAGCGGGGCCGGGCTGGCGCCGTCGTAGCCGGGCGGGGCGAAGGAGATGAACATCCGCTCTATCGCGCGCGGCCATACCCGGTCGGCATCGGCGGGCAGCGCGTAGCCGCCGTCGAGCGCCGAGAAATCCAGCTCGACGAGGGCGTCCTCGCTCGTGCCATCGGCGTAGTTCCACAGGCGCACGTACCAGGTGCGCGCCGCGCCCGCTTCATCGCGGCCTTCGATGGTAAGGGTCGGGCCGTTGACGGCATCCAGCGGGAGGATCCCGGAAGAGCGCCAGCGAAAGCGCAGCGTGGTGCGCGAGTAGTCGCGGTCCGTGCGGTAGCCGAGCAGCGGGTGGTCGAGCCGGTCCTCGCTGTCCCAGATGAGGCCGCCAAGGTCCGCCCGGCGCAGGAACGAGGCTTCGACGCGCAGCGAGTCCGGGCCGGTCGAAACCACCGTCGCCACCATCGGGCGGGGATAGTTGACGGTCCAGAAGCGCGGGTCGAAGCGCATGATCCAGTCGCTGGCCTGACCCTCGCGCTTGCTGGCGAGCCAGAATGCCATGGTGTAGTCCTTTGGAAGAAGGGAAGGTCAGTACGTGAGGGCGCGGCGCACCGCGCTTGCCACCTGCCGCGAGGATCGCTGGAGCGACTGCGGGGTGCTCGCGCCGCGCGGGGACGTGACGTTGATGGCGACACGCACCTCGCGCCCCCCGGAGCCGGTGCCAGCATCGATGCGCCCGGCCGAGGTCGGCACGAAGACTTCGGGCCCCCGCTCGCCCACCAGATACCCGCGCCCGGGAGAGACGTTGCCGCCCGTCGCGCGGTCCGGCAGGCCCAGCGCTCCGGAGAGGAGCCCCGCGATATCGAACCCGCCCGTCCCCCCGGCACCCCCGCTGCCGCCCAATACTGCGGAAGCGAGCGTGCGCGCCGCCTGACCGGCGATGGCATCGAGCGCGGAGGATGCCGTGCGCTTCAGGTCGTCGAAGCCTAGGCCGCCCTTGCGGATCGCCCCCGAAAGGCCGCGCTCCAGGGCATCGCCGGCGCGGGTGAAACCGGAAACCAGGTCGCCATCCACGGCGCTGCGCATCTGCGCGATATCGCGGGCGAAGCCATCGGTGCCGGCGCGCACTTCCACCAGCAGGCTGTCGATCTCATCGTCCATCGTCGTGCTCCATCAGACGTTGCAGGGTGCCTCGGTCGAGACCGGGGCGGGCGGCATCGCTCGCCGTCATCCCGAGCGCGGCGGCGAGTTCGGCGGGAGTGGCGGACCAGAATTCGTGCGGGCGCCAGCCCAGCGACCGTGCCGCAAGCCCGCAGAGCGTCAGCACTGCGGGAGCAAAGCGGCTCACGCAGCGCCTTTCAGGATCTGGCCCAGGAGAGTGCGCAAGGGCGCGGCGCAGGCGGCAAGTCCCTGCCTCGCCACCGCCTCGCCGATCGCTTCGCGGGTGAGAGCCTCCGGCTCGGCAAGGCAGTGCCAGAACAGGGCCGTCATCTCGGCGAGCTTCAGCTCGCCTGCGCCCGCGCGCTCCACCAGCGCGAAGAGGGAGCCGAGTTCCTCCTCGGCGGCGACAAGCGCTGCAAAGGTGGGGCGCAGCAGCCGGGGAAGGCCCGCGACCGTGAGGCTGGCCTCCCCGCGAAGGGCGTTCGGCGTGCTCATGCGGGCGAGACCTGGCCCGAGCTTTCCAGCTGCAGCGTGTAGTTGCGCTCGCCGTTGAAGTCGCCTGCATAGTCGAGCCGCTGGACGAGGAACCGGCCCCGCAGCCGCTCTCCGTCCTCGAAGCTCAACTCGTAGTCGTCGAGCGTGCCGGCCATGGCATTGGCGCGGATCCGGGCTTCGGCGGCGCTTCCGAGGAAAATGCCAGCCGCACTGACCGAAACCGAGCGCACGCCCGCGCCGGAGAGGAGTTCGCGCCAGCCGCCGCTGTCCTTGGAAGTGACGACGACGGCATCGCCCGTCACCGACATCTGCGTCGTGCGCAGCCCGGCTACGGTCTGGTAGGCGGCGGGAGTCGCGCCGTTGGAGATCTTGAGGAGGAAGGCGCTGCCTTTCTGGGCGGGCATGGTCGGGCTCCTTGGGATTGAGGTGGAAGGTGTCAGGCCGCCAGCAGGCGGAAGCGGTATTCGACGAGGATCGCCCTGCGGCTTTCCGCGCGCTGCTCGGCGCGGGCGCGAAGGAACACGGTCGAGGCGATGCGGAACGAGGGCTGCACGGCGGGCATGGCTTCGATCCGCGCCTCAATCGCCGATACGAGGTCGGCGGCGGTATCCGGCCGGTCGCCCCGGCAGTGCAGCTCCAGCGCGATGCGCACTTCGCGGCCGGGGATGGTCTTGGTGCTCCAGTCGGTGCTGGCGCTCGTGGCGATGGCAAGCCAGGGCAGGCTGGTACGCGAAGGCGCTTCCTCGACCACGGCGTTGAGCCTCTGGGCAAGCGCGGCATCGCACGAGAGCCAGGCGATCAGCGCGGCGCGCAGGGCGAGTTCCATCACTTTTCCCTTCCGAACAGAGGCCAGACCAGAGCGGCGCTGCGCCAGCGGCGCTCGTCGCGCCTGCTTGCCAGCACGCGTCCCGCGACATGGGCCTGGGCGATTTTGGCGGCGCGCGCGGCCAATCGGGCCGCCAGCGCGTCGAAGCTGGTGCGAGCGGCGATCATGCGAGGCGCAGCCGCCGCCAGGGGCGCCAGAGCGCGGCCACCGATGTGGGCGGCGTGGGCGAGGCGCCGCTGCCTTCGCGCTCGCGGTGCTGATGCGCGGCGAGACGCACGATGCCGTGGCGCAGGCCATCGGGCAGCGCGCCTCATTCGGACGCAAGGCCGGCGGTGAAGCGAACGGCAATCCGCGTCGAGGGCCGGGCGAGGCGGACCCTCCCCGTGCCGTCCGCGCCCAGATCGGCTTCCCAGTCCGGCGCGAGAAGAGTGCTGCGGCTGCCGTCGGAGGCGATCGCGTCCACGGCCGCGATCGACTGCACCGGGCGCGTGGCGAGCGTGAGCCAGCCGCAGCGGCCGTCCAGCCGCTCTTCGCAGGCAGCTTCGAGCGGCATGGCGCCGATGAAGGCCTCGCACGTCTCGAGCGCCGCGGCGATGAGCGCCGAGAGGGCGTTGTCGTCGTTGCCGGTGGTGATGCCCAGCCACTGGCGCAGCTCGGCAAGTGCCGAAGACGGCAATGCGGCGGGTGTAAGGATGACCCGGTTCATGGGCGCCTCCGATGGTTCGATGTCGGGAAGGAAGAAGCGAAAGGTGCCCGCGCCGCCGGGAGGGGATACGGCGACGCGGGCCTCGGCCGGATCAGGCCGAGATGCGCAGCAGCTTGATCGCGTCGGAATCGAGCACCTGCCCGCCGATGCGCTTGGTTGCGTAGAAGTGGACGAAGGGCTTGTTGGTGAACGGATCGCGCAGGATCGAGGTGGCCGAGCGTTCCGCGATGAGATAGCCCGCGCGGAAGTTGCCGAAGGCGATCGGCGAGGCGCTGGCGGCGATATCGGGCATGTCCTCGGCCTCGATCACCGGGTAGCCGAGCAGGCGGTTCGGCTGGCCTTCCATGATGCCCGGCTGCCACAGGAACGAGCCGTCCGCCGCCTTCATCTTGCGCACCACGGCCAGCGTCTTCGAGTTCATCACCCAGGTGGCACCCTGGCGGTGGCCTGCCTTCAGCGCATGGACCAGGTCGATGAGCTTCAGTTCAGGCGCGGCGTCGAAGCCCGAGGCATTGCCCGAGACGATGTGCTGCAGCGTGCCGAAGGGGCGGGTCGCGTCGGCGGCGGTGGTGGAGGTGACGTTCAGGAAGCCGCGCGGCTGGTTGGTGCCGGTGCCGGTGATGAAGGCCGCGCCCTCGGCCCGGGCGAACTCGGTGGCGATCTCGTTGGCCAGCCACGACTGGACGTCGAAAGCCGCATCGTCGAGCATTGCCTGGCTCGCGGCCGGGTTGGCGTAGAGTTCGCCGGTCGGCGGGGCGATCTCGGCGAAGGCGGGGGTGGAAGTCTCGGGCCGGGTCGCGGTTTCGCTCACCCAGCCGGACGCGGTGCCGCTGGTGGTGATGAGCTTGCGATAGCCCGCGCTGCCGGTCTGCACCACCTGGGCGATGGCGCGGATCGGGCTGATGGCGCGCAGCCGGGCGGAGATAAGCGCATCGATCTCACGCGGGACGGCGAAGCCGCCGTCTGCCGCCACCGCGCCGGAGAACGACTTGAGCTCGGTCTCGCGGCCCGCCCGGAGGTAGCCCTGGACGAAGCTCTTCACCTCGAGGCTGGAGCCGTCCGGGCCGCCTTCGATGATGGGACGGGCGGCGGCGCGGCTGACCCGGTCGAGCCTTGCCTTCACATCGTCGACATCGCCGCGCAGGACCTGGACCGCGACATCGGTCGCATCCTGGCGGGCGACCAGATCGAACGAGGCATCGAGCGCCTCGACGGGAGTATTGGCTTCCATGGGGTATTCACCTTTCGGTTGGTGGGGAAGGAGAAGGGGGCAGGAGCAGGGGCGCGAGGAGGCGGCTCACGCGATTAGGTGGACGCGCGCCTCGTGCTGCATCGGGTGGGTGACCAGGCTGACCTCGAACAGGTCGACGTCGAGCAGTTCGCGGCCGTCTTCGGAGCGGCGGCTTGCACGGGCACGGTAGCCGAAGGACAGGCCGGTCACGGTGCCGCGCTTGAGAGCGAGGCCCGCTGCGCCGAAGGGGTTGTCGATCGTCGCGACGACGCGCAGGCCGCGCTCGTCCTCGGCGGCCGTCTCCACCCAGCCGATGCGAAGGTCCGACCGGTGCTGCCAGTAGAGCGGCAGCGGATCGCGGCGATCGGCGAGGGTGCGGGCGAACGCGCCCGCGCGGATCGTGTCGCGCCCAGCATCCGTCCTGCCGAAGAGGGCGGCATAGCCTGCGAAACGCAGGGGACCATCGCCGCTCATCGCAGCAGATCCGTGGCGCCAAGGCGCACCGCGATGCCCAGCATCAGAAGGGCGAGCGCACCGCGCATCAGCCAGCCCACCACCGCCGAGCGTGCGCTCGACTTGGCATCGCGCCACGCGCGCAGCAGTTCGCGCAGTTCGCCCATGTCCTGCGAGGCGGTCGCGTCGTCCAGGCCGATGCGGGCCAGCATGCGCCTCGCGCCAAGCTCGCTGGCTTCCTCGACGACTGCCCTAAGGGTCACGAGATCGCCGCCTTCCCTTGCCGCCTGCGCGAGCAAACCGGCCAGCATATCATTGGAGTTCATGATTTGTTCTCCGAATTTTCCTGATTATCAAGGGGGCGGGGCTGCAGGCCGAGCAGGGCGCGCTTCTCATCGGCATCGAGGAAGTCGGCCGCGCTCACCTGGGTCCAGAGCCGCTCGCGGTCCTCGGCGAGCGCGGGCACACGGTCGAGGTCGATGGCGAGCACGGCTTCCGGGAACCAGGGAGCCAGACCTTCGCCGATGGCCGCCAGGATCTTGCAGGCGAGCGGCAGCAGCGTCAGGCGCCAGAGCGCACGGTTCGCCTCGCGGTAGTTGTTGTACGTGGCATCGCCCGGCAGGCCCAGCAGCATGGGCGGCACGCCGAAAGCAAGCGAGATGTCGCGCGCGGCGGCGGCCTTGAGAGTGGCGAAGTCCATGTCGGCCGGGGTCATCGCCATGGCCTGCCACTTCAGGCCGCCCTCCAGCAGCATCGGTCGCCCGGCGTTGGCCATCCCCGTGTAGGCGCTGGTGAGCTCGGCCTTGAGCCGCTCGAACTGGTCGGCGGTAAGCGCCGCGCCGTCCTCGCCCTCGTAGACCAGCGCGCCGGAAGGACGGGCCGCGTTCTCCAGGAGCTGGCGGTTCCATGCCGACGCTGCATTGTGCGTGGCGATCGCCTCGTCCGCGGCGGTGAGGCACCCGGCGCCGTAGTGGTCGTCCGCCGGGTGGAAGTGGCGGATATGGATGAGATTGGGCGAGGCATCCTCGTCGAGGGCAGGTATCGTCAGGCGGCGGCCGGCGACATCGTAGGCGAAGGCGGCGGGCCAGCCGTCTTCGCCGGCCACCACGCTCACCCGCTCGGGACGCAGGGCGAAGAGTTCGACCGGGCAGCCCCGGGCGTCCTTTAGCACCTGCACGTAGGCGTTGCCGTGAAGCAGCAGGTGCGAGGCCAGCGTCTCGAGCAGCGGCTGACCGGCGCTGGTCTCGGCCACGAGCGCGGCGAGCGCCGGCTCTCCCGGGCGAAGCGGCGCACCGCCGATCCCCTCGGCGACAAGCCGCACCGCCCGCTGCGCCACGGGGTTCTCGAGGTAGGCGCGGCGCACCGCGCTGTTGTACTCGAAAGGAGCACGGGCCTTGCCGGTCTCGGCGAAGAACCAGGGCGAGGCGGCGCCGCGCGCCAGGGGAACGCGGTTCCTCTCGCCCTTGAAGGCGGCGACGAGGGTTTCGAGGAAGGACATGGAGTTCCTTTCGAGAGGAGTTTCAAAGCGGCGCGCCGGAGCGCGGGCGAATAGGACGAGATGGACGAAGAGCGTTCGTCGGCCTTGGTAGAGGAGACTAGATCGCCGCCCTGATCCGAGGGCCTGCCGGGCGGCCCAGCATCAGTTCGGTCAGCGCCCAGACCAGCGCGTCGGCACGGTCGGGGGAGCGTCCGGGCCCTTCGTAGGCGCCGCCCGCCGCCAGCCCGCACAACTCGTCCTCCAGCGCGGGGAACGTGCCGCGATGGCGGACGCGGCCCGCTTCGTAGAGGGCGGCGACCGGCTCGGCTCGGGCGGTCTTGCCCCGGCTGGCGTGGACGAGCCGCAGCGGCAGCGAGAGCGCCGCGGCGCGCAGCACCGCGCCCACCATCTCGCCGCCCTGGTTCGCCTCGGCGACCACGCGGTCGGCGCGCCATGTCTCGGCGGCGTTGGCGACCGCGCGGGCCCAGCGCTCGGGACCGGCCTTCTCGACCGAGGCATCGGCCAGCACATGCGCGGTGCCGTCGTTTGCCAGCGCCGCGACCACGATGCCGCAGGCGTCCCCGGCGGAGGAGCCGGGAGGATCGACCCCCACGACCACGCGGACGAACTCGGCGGGATCCTTGCTGCGGCAGCTTTCCAGCAGGGCGCGGGTCCAGAGCGCGCCTTCGATGTCGGCGATCAGTTCGCCGTCGAGCTCCTGCCGGCCTAGCAGCGACTGGCCGAAGCTGCGCCGGATGTCGGTGAGATAGCGTGCGGGCAGGTTCTCGCGGTTGTCCTCGGTGCTGCCGCGCGTCACCGCGATGTCGTCCTCGCTCTCACCCAGGATGCGTTGCAAGAGCGGCACCGCGCGCGGCGTGGTGGTTGCCAGCACGCGGGGCCGCTCGCCCAGGCGCATGCCGAAGAGCAGGTTGTCCCAGGTGCGCACCGCCCGGCCCGAGGCATTGTCCCACTTGGCCACCTCGTCGCACCAGGCGTGGCTATGCTGGGGCCCGCGCAAGGCCTCGGGCTCCTGCGCGGAATAGAGCATGGCCTGCGCCCCATTCGGCCAGACAAGCCGCCGCAGCGAGGCTTCGAACCGGGGGCGCTGCTTTGCCGGACCTACCGAAAGAAGGCCGCTTTCCCCCTCCACCATCACTGCCCGCATGTCGGGCAGGCTGGCGCCGACGAGAGCGAAGCGCGCTTGCGGATCGGCCTTGGCCACGGCGCGGACCCATTCCGCCCCCGCGCGGGTCTTGCCAAAGCCCCGCCCCGCCATGATGAGCCAGGTGCGCCAGTCCCCGGGCGGGGGAAGCTGCGAAGGGCGCGCCCAGAGCCGCCAGTGCGTCCCCAGTTCGGCGCGCTCCTCGTCGGTGAAGGCCTCCATCTTCGTCCGGCGCTCGGACTGGGGAAGCGCCTTGAGGATCGCCAGCTTTTCACTGATCATCGGTCTGGTCGGTGTCGGCTCCGGGCGCAGGCAGCGCCGGAAGGCTGCGCTCGCGCATCTTCTCTATCTTGGCGTCGATGGCATCGAGGATGGCATCGGAATCGCGGTTTTCCATCACTGCCCGCTGACGCGCGGTGCTCTCGCGGTGGGCGGCAAGGAGGCGCAGGGCATTGGCGTTGTCGAAAGTGCGCACCCCCTTCTTCGCCCCGGCGGCGGGCTTCACCTCGCCTTCGCGCAGACGGCGTAGAAGCGCCATCTCGAGCATGTCGTAGCCTTCGCAAAGGGCCTCCTGCCATTCGCGGTAGAACCCGGGCTCGGCCCGCCTTGCCTGGTATGCCAGTGCGGGGCTGATGCCCGCGTGGCGCGCCGAGGCGGCGACGTTCGAGGTTGCGGCAAGCTCGGCCAGGAAGGCGGCGCGCCACTCGGGCACGGCATCGGTGTCGACGGCGTGCGCACGTCGGCAGGGCAGGGGGGCATCCGCCAT